TCAACGTTTCAGTCATCTTATGGCTGTTGCTCCAAATGCTTCTTCGTCTATCATCATGGGAAATACTAGCCCTAGTATCGAACCTTATCGTGCTAATGCTTATCGTCAGGACACTTTATCGGGGTCATCATTAGCCAAAAACAAGTGGCTTGACAAACTCATCAGAAATGTAGTAAAATCAGATGATGAATATCAGACAGTTTGGTCTAGCATCATTGCGAATGATGGTAGCGTACAGCACTTAGATATTCTAGATGACTGGACTAAAGATGTATTCAAAACATCTATGGAGATTGACCAACGTTGGTTAGTTAATCATGCCGCAGATAGACAAGTCTATATCGATCAAGCACAGTCGTTGAATCTGTTCTTCCGTCCCGATGTAAACATTAAATATCTACATGCAGTACACTTTCAAGCATGGAAGCAAGGCTTGAAAACATTGTACTACTGCCGTTCAGAGAAGATTGGCAAAGCAGACAAGGTATCAAAACGCATTGAACGTGAAGTAATTAAAGAATTGGATATGAAAGCACTCATTGATGGCGATGCATGCCTTGCATGTGAGGGCTAAAAATGAAATACAAAAGCATATTCATTAGTGATGTGCATTTGGGTACGAATGACTGTAAAGCGGATTTGTTAAATAATTTTTTGAAACACAATAAGTGTGATACACTTTATCTTGTCGGTGATATAATAGATGCATGGCGAATTCAGCAGAACAAATGGCGATGGAAACAAAGTCATACTAATGTTGTTCGTAGAGTATTAGGTCATGCAAAACGTGGTACCCGTGTTGTTTACATTGCGGGTAATCATGATGAATTTCTTAGACCGATGATACCATATGGTTTTAGTTTTGGTTTAGTAGAAATACATAATCAAATAGAACACATTGGTATTGATGGTAAACATTATCTTGTTACTCACGGTGACTTGTTTGATGGTATAACAAGATTAGCACCGTGGCTAGCATTTTTAGGAGATAAAGCATATGATTTCATTTTATCGCTCAATAGTAAGTTCAATTGGATACGTCATCGTTTTGGTTTTGGGTACTTTAGTCTTAGTAAATTCCTTAAGCACAAAGTCAAAAAAGCAGTAGATTTCATATTTCAGTTTGAAAAGAATTTAGCGGGCTACTGTAAGAAGCGTGGCTATGATGGTGTTATATGTGGTCACATACATCATGCAGAAATAAAAGAAATAGACGGAATCATTTATATGAATGATGGTGATTGGGTAGAATCTTGTACAGCATTGGTTGAAAACATGAATGGCACGTGGGAAATTATTCATTGGGAAAAAATAGTAACTGTAGAAGATCAAACAAAATGTCAAGAGATATCATAGAAGAAAAAATTACAATAGTTGTTCCTTGTAAAAATGAAGAAAATTATATTCATCATTTATTAAAATCTTTGCGTCTACAAGAAATTGGAAATACAAGAATCATTATCGCTGATTGTTCGACTGACAATACCCGAGAAGTTATTCAAATAATGAAAGGTGAATTAAATGTTGAAATTATTGACGGCGGTACAGTTTCATTTGCTAAGAATAGTGGTGCCAAGTTAGTTACGACACCATATATACTATTTCTCGATGCTGATGTTCGTTTCTTTAAGAATAATGCGATACGTGATGCTGTGAATACAATTGAATCAAAAAACTTGGATCTTGTAGGACTAAAAATTAAATGTTATGACGGTAATGTTAGAACACAAATTGGATTTACACTGTTCAACACAATCAACAGTATTATGAAATATAAAGTCCCTTTTGCTGTTGGTGCTTTCATGTTAACTAGAACAGATAAATTTAAAGAGTTTGATGGATTTTCTGAAAAATATAAAGTAAGTGAAGATTTTTTTCTATCAAAAAAATATGATCCAAAAAAATTTAAATTGATGAATCATCATTTTGGTCAAGATAGTAGAAGATTTGAAATAATGGGATATACAGGTATGACTTGGTATCTTATTAAGAATTTTTGGAATCGTAATAATGAGAAGTATTGGAATAATATTGATTATTCAAAATACTGGAAATAACTTAAGGATAAAAAATGGAATTTTCAACATCAGAAATAGTGTTTTTAGTTATATTGTCAATTTATTTCTTATTCAGAGATTTGAAAAGACGATTTCAAGTAAACGAAAGTGAAATAGATAGAGTACTTGCTGAAGCGGAGCAAGTTAAATATAAAAATATGGTAAGAGAAGTTATGTATTGCAAGAGCGAAATAGTCAATGGACAAATTTTTGTTTATGAAAAAAACACAAGCACATTTATCACACAACAGCCTGACGTTGAAAGCATGTTTAAGTTTTTCATAAATAATTATCCAAACAAAAAAATACAATTCGGAGAATAACAAAAATGAGCGTTACAAAAATAAAAAGCAATTTAATGGATGGCAGAGATGCATTCAAGCCCTTTAACTATCCATGGGCGTATGACGCATGGTTAAAGCACGAACAGAGTCATTGGCTACACACAGAAGTGCCAATGGCTGAGGACGTAAAAGATTGGAAGAAAAAATTAACAGTAGAAGAAAAACATTTTCTTACAAACATTTTTCGTTTCTTCACACAAGGTGACATTGACGTTGCTGGCGGATATGTAAAGAACTATCTACCATACTTTCCGCAGCCTGAAGTACGTATGATGTTGCTTGGCTTTGCCGCTAGAGAAGCACTACACGTTGCCGCATATTCACACTTGATTGAAACGTTGGGTCTACCAGATACAACATATAACGAATTCTTAGCATATCAAGAAATGAAAGACAAGCACGATTATGTGTTAGACCTTTCAAATTCAAATGGTAATTTACAATCAACTGCAACCCACATCGCCGTGTTCAGTGCTTTCACTGAAGGGATGCAGTTGTTCTCTTCATTCATTATGCTATTGAACTTCCCACGTATGGGTAAGATGAAGGGCATGGGACAAATCGTTACTTGGTCTATCGTAGATGAAACACAGCATTGTGAATCTATGATTAAACTATTCAGATCATTTGTTCAAGAAAACAATGAGATTTGGAATGACGAACTAAAATCTAAGATATATACTATTGCAGAAAAAATGGTTGAACTAGAAGACAAGTTTATTGACTTGGCATTTGGTATCAATGAAATGGAAGGTCTTTCTTCAGAAGAAGTAAAGAAGTACATTCGTTACATTGCAGATAGAAGACTCATTAGTTTGGGCTTGAAGGGCATTTTTAAAGTTAAGAAGAATCCATTACCTTGGGTTGAAGAAATGATTAATGCACCAACGCATACTAATTTCTTTGAGAACAGAGCAACCGATTATGCAAAGGGTGCAACAAAAGGTGATTGGGCAGACGTATGGGGCAAAGCGGCATGAAGAATTTATTTTGGGCAATGTGCGTAGTAGCGGGTGTTTCATTTTTAGCATGGAACAATTCAGTATTCGCACAAGCGGGAAAGCAAAGGCAAGGAGTTACTTATGACGCTAATATTACTAGGGTTATTGATGGGGATACTGTTGCGTTTGAAGCGCCTTGGTTACCAGCACCACTCAAAAAAGAATTAAGCATTCGTGTGTTTGGTGTTGATACACCAGAAAAGGGACACAGAGCGCAATGCCCACAAGAAGATGCGAGAGGACAAGCCGCAAGTAAATTCACTAGAGAAGTAATTGCGGCAAGTCAAAAACGTCAAGTTGTTCTAATGGATTGGGACAAGTATGGCGGTAGAGTTTTGGGTGACGTTATTCTGAACGGTCAGAGTTTACGTATGTTATTAATCACAAACGGCTTTGCTAGAGAATATTATGGCGAAGCTAAAACTTCATGGTGCAACTAAATGTCATTTTTACTAGCTAATTTACCACCCGTCCACTGTTTCGTTAGAAAAGAATTTCTATACGACTTCAAAGAAGGTCATGGCGAATATGTACCTTGCATTTGGGTCAGTATCAAATCGATTCGTGGTCAAGCATTTCGTATTGAATCGTATCTTCCTGAGTACGGCGCACTCTATGACAAACTACCACTGAGTGCATACGTAAGTAGGGATCATGATCTAGAGCCAGAAAAGTTTGTTCCTCTAGATTATCTACAAATTTGGGACTGTCTTGGATACGACATGACAGTTATTCAAAAAGTCTTTCTTAAAAACCTAACAGGAAAATTTTACGCAAAAGACAAAAACTGGTACCAAGGCAACTACATGTTCACTGTTGACCATGCGGCGCCAGATCATAACATGATTGACTTAACATATTCTGAATGGCCAGAAGATCATAAGTCTTACAATTTCATTGAACTAGATAATGGACAGTATGCGGCACAACCGAATAATCGTTGTATATTCTACGATGCCGCAAGCAACCCTAAAGAAATGAAGTTTCCAGATTTTAAAGTTGCAACAAGAAAGTTTGTTGTAGAACACAATCCGAAATGGGCTTTAGGCGATACAGACACAGTAATGTACGAATAAGGAGAAAAAAATGTCAACATATAACGTATTCTGCGACTCATGCGAAGCTGAGTATTCAGTAACTCCATTAGAAGGTGGAGACAATACACTACCAACACATTGCTCATATTGCGGTTCAACAATAACCGAAGAAGCAGTATCAGAAAAAGACGAAGAGTGGACAGATGAAGATTGGGATAGTCTAATAGAAGATGATGAATGGTCCTCTAAAGAAGACGATAGATGATTGTAGCAGGAGTAGATTATTCCCTAACGTGCCCTGCAATGTGTGTATTTGATACAGGAGACGATAATGACAGGATTGGACATTTTAACTTTTCTGATTGTAATTTTTATTTTCTAACACAGTCTAGAAAATATGATGTGCAATTTAAAAACATCAGAGGCAAATTTTTCGATCACGAAGGAATGTCAGACGTATTACGATACGATGGCATATCAAATTTCTTCATCGATAGATTGTTAGAGACAGACGAAGAGTGTCACGTATTCCTAGAAGGATATTCTATGGGATCAAAAGGTAGAGTATTCAACATTGCAGAGAACGCTGGCATTCTAAAATACAGACTGTGGTTGTTTGCCGTAGAATGTACAGAAGTGCCACCAACAGTGCTTAAGAAATACGCTACTGGTAAAGGTAATGCAAACAAAGAACGAATGCAAGAAGTTTTTGAAGAATTTAATGATATTCGTTTAAAAGAAGAACTACATATGACAGAGAAGCAATGGAATCCTTCTTCCGACTTGATCGATGCATATTGGCTTTGTAAATATGGCGTTGATACGTTGACATCCGAAACAAAATAGAGTATACTCTATATTATAATAGAAAGTGATAATCATGGAAGAAGAAAAAATCAGTTCTTTGTTTGGCTTAGATGATGCTAAGAAACCTAGACAACCAAAGGTACTAGGGCAACTATACACGTTCTATTTGGTTGGAGAAATAACAACTCCAGATGATTACGTTGACTGGTTCGAAATCATTAGAAACGCAACAGAGAATGATATTGTTAAAATTCATATCAATTCTTCAGGCGGTAACTTATTTACTGCTGTACAGTTGATGCGTGTCATGGCAGAATCACAAGCAAACATTCTAGCATCAGTAGAAGGCGCATGTATGTCTGCGGCTACAATGGTGTTCTTATCAGCAGATGGATTTGAAATCTCAGAGCATTCTATGTTTATGTTCCACAACTACTCAGGTGGTACAATAGGCAAAGGCGGTGAGATGTACGACAACATCATGTATGAACGCAAGTGGTCAGATAAATTCATGCGTAGTATCTATGATGGATTCTTGACTGATGCCGAAATCAAATCAATGCTAGAGAACAAAGATATTTGGATGGAACCCGAAGAAGTGTTCAAGCGTTTGAACAAACGTGGTGAAGAAATAATGAAGGCATCTGCGCCTAAAAAGCCTAAAGCCAAACCAGCACCCAAAAAGGTGCCTGCTAAAAAAGTGAGGAAGACAAATGAGTGATGGTGTATTCTTAGTATCGTCAGCGATTCATGCAAAGCATGGTGTGTATGATACTCAAACAAGACTTGAACAAACTATTGAAACTTGCAAGTCCATCAGAAACAAATGTGATGCGGATATCATCATACTAGATGGTGGCTATCAAGATATCACAGACCAAGAACGAGAAATTCTGTCAAAGTATATCGACAAGTTCTATAGCTTTGCTGACGCTGAAAACGTTAGTCAAATTCAACAAGTACCAAATCACGATATCGTAAAAAATATGATTGAGATTATCATATTCGGTTCGTTCTTTGATAAAGCTGTTGAAGATGGCTGGCGTGACAAGTACAAACGCATTTTCAAAATGAGTGGTCGATACACACTAAACGATGACTTCAGTTACGACAAGCACATGAACGAAGTAGATAAAGTCGTAATTCGTGGTCCATTCACAAGTCAATTTAACTCTCAAGTCACAGGTGGTGTATCACTACAATACATGAGTCGCTTGTGGAGTTTCGATGCATTCTTGCTTCCATATGTTAGAGACCTTTACACTGACATGTTCAATCACATGACAGACAGATTGAATGCAAAGGGTTATATTGACATTGAACACTTGTTGTTTCATCACATTGATCCTGTGTTGGTGTCAAACATTGGTAAACTTGGCGTAGAAGGTAACATTGCGCCAAACGGCATGAGGGTTTCAGATTGAACTATAAAATTTTTCAGATTTGTTTCGAAGAACGTCAGATTGCACAAGTCGATCCATTGTTAACGCCATTTGACAATACATCAAATGAGAAACCTGAGTTACGTGAGTTTCATTCGTTCAATCGCATTATCGATGAAGGCTTTGCAGATGACTTAGATGCATGGGGAGTATTTGGTCCTCGCTGGCAAGGCAAGATGCGCTATGAAGCAAACACAATCAAAAATGCTATTGATGAAAGTGAAGGATTTGATGTTTACATTTTCAATCATGCTAGAGTGCAGAATGCGCTAACTGCAAACGTATGGGAACAGGGTGATTACTTTCATCCTGGCATTAAACAAGTTGTTCGTTCAGCATTCATTGCTGGTGGCTATGATACGAATGCACTTGAATCAGTAATGACAGACTCTACGTGCTATTGTAGTTATTTCGTTGCCACAAAAGAATTTTGGTTAGACTACATTGCATTTGTAAAAGATATCAAAGTAAGACTTGAATCATTAACAGGCGAAGACGCTGAGATTTATCATGGTAGTGCAAACTACAGCAGAGACCCTAGTCTGAATATGTTTCCGTTTATTGTTGAACGATTGTTCTCTACGTTTCTTCAAATGAGAGAATACAAAGTTTACAGTCAACCATATGACTATGATGTGTATAGTAGCCAGATCAATGACTTCAGCAAAGTTTTAAACGCATTGTATGGCATTAAGCGCATGGTTGTCGAACGACAATCACAAGAACTATTCGAACACTGGAATTTACTTAGACTTTATTTTGCAAAGACACACCCAGAATTATTCAACTTGGATTAATTATGTTTATTGATTTGTTTAGACCAACTATAGAATGGATTAAAGATGATTTTAAGTCTAACCGAATTCGCTTTGCTGTTGAGTTGCTTGCTTGGGCTATTAGCATTGGCTGTAGTATTGTTATGGCACTCACAGTCCCAACCCCTCCGCTACTTACTCTTTATCCTATCTGGATCCTTGGCTGTGCTATGTATGCTTGGGCTAGTTGGACTAGGAAATCTTTTGGCATGTTGGCTTACTATATTCTGTTAACAACAATTGATTCAATTGGTTT